CCGAGCGAAGCGAAGGATACCCCATGGAGTGAGCGGAGCGTTGCGGAGCGAGTGGAATGGACACAAGAGCAGGAATGGGAATAGGTATATGGTAAGCATAGCGAGCGAAGCGAGCGGGATGGAAGGGAGGAAGGAATGGAAGAGGTAGAAGGAGAGCAGGCTGCGCCTGCGACATAGGATAGGACGTAGTTGAAGTTCAACTGGAAGGGTAGATTGAGCGAAGCGAATGGTAGGAATGGTGCAGTGGAAAGCAGGCGCAACCTGCACTATGGTTATAAGGTAAAGGGTATGGGAACCTTCCGTAGGGTGTCTAGGAAGATAGGAAAGCCTACCGAGCGGAGCGAGGGATGAACGATATGAGAAGAGTAAATGTTCATGGATTGGAGCAGGCGAAGCCTGCGCTAGAGTGAAAGATGAAAGGAAGTGAACCTACCCACCAAACTTATAGAGAAACAACAAGGGGGTATATGGTAGCTACCCCTTAGAATGTGTTTCTTATAGTATAATCTGCTGGTGCGTAATTTTTCAGAAACAGAATATGGGGGTATGCTCTACCTATATTAATAAGGTATATGGTTGGAGGAGTAGAGAAATAGTAAACGGGTGGGTTTGCTATTCGTTTTTCTTATCTTTGTGGGTGGTATTATAACTTTTAAGCTATGGACAGTATACGTATAAAGAACATAGGAGCAATCAAAGATACAGGGATTCTCAACCTTGGTGGAGTGACTTTAATCCTTGGTGAAAGTGCCGAGGTGAGGAACCTCCTACTTAGAATCATCTGCTTTATGAGGTGGTTTGAGGAGAGGGTGTGTCTGAGCACCAAGGAGGATAGCTGGACTTCACTCTCTGGTGGTGAATTGAAAGAGAAGATGTCTAAGTTTGGTGTCCCTATGGAAGCACTCGAAGAGGACAGCCAGATACTCTACGATGGGGAGTTCATCCATCTGTCTTGGATACAGGGTCGTAAGGTCCATCTTCGGATAAAGGGGTATAGGAGGGGTAGTGTTCCTGTTGCAGGATTCTTACCATCTGATAGATTCACAGTTCCAGTTGCTGGTCTTACGGAGTTATTCTCCATGCATGACGATGCTAAGGTTATGTTGGAAGGAAGGAAAGATATTTCTATGCCAAACCTACCATATACCTCTTTTTATAAGACTGATGATGGGTTCTTCTACGTGCATGACGAAAAGGAGAAAGACCTGATAGGAACAATCCTCCCATCAGCTAGTATCGCTCTAGTTGCAGGTGGTATGCTTGGTATGGTTGGGAAGTCTTCGGGTAGGGTGGAGAGGGAGATTGTCGGATGTACCCATCTGGGGGTTGAGGACGTGGATGCTGGTCTGAGTGAGGGGAATGCCTACGGATTGGTTAAGTTGATGTACGGCATGGTCCATGAGTGTAATTGGAAGAACAGGAGGAAGGACAAGGAGAGTAGCATCGTGATGACCTCTGGGCGGTCCGCTGAGTACGATGCTATGCGGAGGATTGTTGATGAGATGGATGGAAGGATTTGGAATGGTGATATGTCTTGCTACTACCTGTGTGACGACGGGATGTGTGTAAGGATGAGCCTGACTTAGCTAGCGGTCTTGAATATATTTTTATGTGCTATTATGGTTGTAAGAAACTTTTTTCTTATCTTTGCTAGTGAAAAGAAAAGACCAAATTTAGGTCGGTATAATATAGTCGAGTAAGGAGCTATGCTCCAAAACAAGAAACTAAATAGCGGGACGAAAGTCCCATTGACAAAACAAAGAAACAAACAACCAATGTGTAGTTCTATACATAGTAGGTGTGAAAAGTCGGAAGGGTTAAACTCTCCCGAGCTCAACCCTTCCTATATGGAATAACATAAAACTTATAGAAAATGAGTAAGACAAATAATATCGCACCAGGAGAACCTTTAAGGCGTAGTAGCTACTCCTTTGACTACAAGGAAAACCTATCGTTTACTTCTCGTGACAAATACAACATCGACTCAAGTTCAAATGTATTTACACCGAGCAAGGACGCTTGTTCGATGGAAATGGAAGATGGAACAGTAGAGGTGCAAAGTAAAGCCCATGTCACCATCCACTGTTCTTTCTCTAGGGACGGCTGGGAAATCTACGACAAGGCAGACAAGCAACGTAAGGGTGGCATCGCCTCTATGCAGTTTGAGAGAACCGTCATCAAGGGTCCTGGCAAGGATGTCATTCGCAGGTTCGCAGACTATATCCTAAAGGGACAGAAGACCTTCTGCCACCTCTTCACAGATAAGAACGAAGACCGATTCATGATTTCTGGTAAGACGGAGCGGAACTTCAAGGCGGCTGACGTCCTCTTTCTAGACTTCGATGACCTAGGGGCAATTGATATAGACACATTCATCGGGAACATCAAGTCCACGGGGAATGTGCCTTTCTTCGTTCATGAGTCTCTTTCTTCTACGTCCACAAGGAGGAAGTACCACTGCTACTTCCTTTTGGCTGAACCCGTCCGAGACCCTTATATCTATAAGGCTATGGCGAAGCGTGTGGCTATGCATATCAATAAGCTGTGCAACATGCAAGCGGACAGGCACGCCCTGAATGCCACTCAGTGTGCTTTTCCAGGAAAGGTGGATGGTGAATACCGTATCCTAGAGGAAGGGCTGAAGACAAGGATTAAGCCGCAGGACAAAGTCATTTCTACTCAAGAAGTCCACCTCTTGGATGTCAACGGTAGGAAGAAGGGGCGTTTTGTGTTCACCACCACAACCCTCGCTGGGGCATCTTACGATGCTAAGGGTGACCTGAAGGAATGGACTCTGGAGCGTATGCGTCAGTTGGACATGACGGATATGGTGAAGTCAGGATACCTCGTAGAGGATGACGACCCAAGAATTCCCGAACAAGATAAGGTGGTGTCCATCTACGATGCTAAGGACATCGGTCAGATATGGCCCGAGCAACTCTGTACCGTCGCTATGATGGCTGTCTATAAGGATAGAATCATCAAGGACGTCACCGAGGACTTCGACCTGATGATTACAGGTCAGGAAGAGAAGGACTTCATCTTTAATATGGAGCGTGTGGAGAAGCTAGGGGAGAAAGCTATCTACAAACGTACCTCTGGTCACGAACCCCGTCACTACCACCTTGCCAAGTTCATCTATAGGGATGGGTTTGTAGAAGGTGCAGAGGGAGCATATACCCGTTCCGACGATAAGAGGATGGTCCCCCTTAGCACAACCAACCCAGTGGAGATTCTCCGTAGGGCCGCTCTAGCTACCTACCAAGGGAGTAAGTACTGGACACAGAACATGGCTCGTGTGGAGGCAAAGCTCAGCCTGTTTAGGAAGCAGACGGATAAGATGAAGAGCCTTGAGGCAGAGGCGAAGATTCAGCAGGCGAGGAAGATATACAAAGCCCTCAAGAACGTATATACCATCAACACCCTCAGCGATATTGTCTCGGTGGATAAGAGGTTCATCTTCACACGTGAGAGTGGGTGGATGGGGCTTGCTATCCCTATGAAGTGGGATGCTAACCTCGGGAAGGTTGTAGGTCCTGTGCGTAGGGACGGTCAGGGAAGGCGTAGGTGGCTCATCAAGAGGCTCATCGAACGTCGTATAATCGCTAAGCAGCTAGATTCGGTCATTCCAGACTTCTCTTCGTATGTCCCCGAGGAAATCTACTTCCGTGGGATTGTGAATGACCTGAACTATATCGACACGGAGTTTGAAGGGGAAGACCTCATCGAGATTGTGATGAACGTCCTGATGAAGGGTCTGGAAGCTAACATCACCCCAGAGGTGGAAGAGGACTTCAAGAAGGAGAACCTCGACTTCTGGTTCAGGGATAACAACTACGTCATCAACCAGAACTTCGTCCGTTACTACGGTGCGGTGGAGAACAAGGCGATGCTCCTCAAGGGCGCGAAGTACATCTACGCAACTTCTGTGGAAGTACCAAAGAACTACGAAAGGTTCAGCTCACTTCTGGAGATGACCACCTTCAACACCATCGAAAGGATGGTAAGGAAGGGAGGCTTCCTCGTGTTCCGTAGGGAAAGGCTAGGTAGGCTGGATGAGAAGTGCGTTCTTCTAGGGATTAACAGGGACGAGGCTTACGAGATTGTAGACGATAAGCACAGCGATGACTTCATCCATGTAAAGGTTAAGTACGACCCCAACGACACGTCTCGTGAAGCGATGAAGACCACACTAGCCAGACTCATTGTCTTCGGTCTTGCTATGCGTATGTACATGGACTCTGACGGGAATATCTACGCCTCCTCCACAGGGATAGGTATGGACGAGCTTCATAAGAAGAACAAGTACTTCATGACCATGCTCCGCTATATCTCAGATATGGATAGGAAGCAGGCAGAAGGAGACAAGAGCCGTAGGCTGGATGCCATGGGGCTGGCGGAGTACGCTCTGCTATATGTCGTAGAGAACAAGGATACCAACGCCCTACTCTACGAAAAAGTGTTTGACATAAACGGCCTGCCAAGGCAAGAGGAGATTGCCCTCTACCCTGAGATGTCAAGTCTGCTGAACGCACAGCTAGACCAGATGGACTATCTACGTACAGCATACTGCTACGAACATCTTAGCCAGATAGCAAATGAATATATCAGCTGGGTGAACGAAGGAGAGAAGAAGGGCGGGCTAGCCTTCAGCTTCTCTGGCTACGGGGATGCGAGGGGCTACCAGAAACTCACCGACCAGCACTACGCAAAGATATACCTCAACAGCATGAAGGCAGGTGGTGTGCTCCAGCACAAGGACCACCATGTCGTAGGGATAGAGGCTTACATGGACTTTATCGATAAGAGGCTAGCTACTGCTATCGAGAACAAGTCTGGTGGTGCAGGACTCTGGAGGGGGATAAAGTACAACGCCGAACGCTACGGACAGCTCAAGGCCGTTGCACCATATACCCAGGAAGCCCTGTCTAGGTACGTAGCAGAGAACCTAGCCCCCTCTTCAAGGAAATACCTCACCAAGGTTATCCCAGGGTACGATAAGAACACATACGTCAATCAAATAATAAAGCAGTTAATTGCCGCTCTGTGGTACCTCTATCTGCTGAAGAAGGATAACATTCCCCATTTCAAGGACTATGACTTCCCTACCTTCTACCGTGAGCTATGGCAGGAGCTGTCCCTCGACACGGAAGGGGCGAAGCTGAGCAAGGAGATTGAACTCGTGCATAAGCTCTGGAGGGAGATTCCCCTAGAGAGACTCCTCGACCAATCCCTCTCCCCAGGGGTGGCGTCGAAGATTGTCCTAGCTAATGGTGTTCTTAGCGTAGCTGAGCTGAAGAAGGTTGGGAAGGAAAGGGTGATTGAAGCCCTGACCACCATCGCCCGTTGCATGCTTCAGCAGGGAGGGTATGAACGCCCTTTACACGATGACAATGAGGTGAGGGATATGCTCTCTGAGAAGGTCCTGAACAGCCCTGCGGAGCTGATGGACGTCATCACTCAAGAACATATCCTCATTGCCAATGTACCCTCGGAAATCAAGAAGCAGGTGGATACCTCATCTGCTCCCGTAGAGAAGGTCCTAGAAGAGAAGGAACAGCAGGAAGAAGCTGTTCTCGACTCTCTCTCTTGTTTCTTCGACGAGACAGGGAAGAAGAAAGTCCAGAACTGGCAGAAGATGACAGGCAAGACCCAGGTGTCGGAGCGTGAAGCGAAGACCCGTGAGGTGTTCCACGGTGTGACGGAGGAGCACTTCGAGGAGTTCCTCAGCGAGGTGCCCGATGCCATTAGCCATGCCTACGGAACTCTTACATCTGTTCTGGAGAGATATAGCAAAGGTCGAAACAGGGAAAAGCTAACCACCGATAGCATGGATAAGGCAATCGCATATGTAGGTATGCATGCCTTGGATAAGCTAAAGAGGCAGGTGAGTCCTGTCCTCAACGAGTCTACCGCCTCCCTGAGAACAACCCTCCTGGAGCATCTTTTCTCGGGTCGAGTGAACTGGTCTGACTATAGCAAGTGTAATCACGTCAAGGGTGGCACCACACTCCATCTGGCAGGGGTGAAGACCATGGTGCTTGACGATGAGACGAAGACTCTTTACGATGTGTTCACCCTAGGTAAGGATAGCTACAGAAAAGAGTTCATGGAACTTATCAACCAGCTTGATAAGGACAGACCCAATGCCCTAGGGGAAATATCAAAGACTCTAGTTCAGAGGTTCATCGCAGAGACGATTGAAGCATATGGGGATGACGACGAACTCTACAGCGACCTCGAAGGGGATATGCTCAGGGATGTCAAGGGTATCATAATGAATCATGTAGAGACTATCAGTGAGGTTATCTCTAGAAACTACACAAGTCTGTTCATTGAGTCACTCTTCACAAGAGACATCTTCAAGGTCTCTGAGATTCACGCAGAGAGGGAGAAAGCCTTTGAGTTCGCAGGGACGTTCTACTCCGACATCGTGACAAAGACTCTGATTGCCCTCGTCAATATGATGACGACGAAGAACTACGTGTCCAAGGCGGCTGTCGCAAGTGTTTTTAGCGAGAAGATAGCAAAGGGAGGAAATGCGACTTTCGATGTAGATGCGGTGTCTGCTAATGTCCTCAGGGTGCTCAATAAACTCTTCGTGACCTTCACCAAGGATGAGGAGTATGAGTACGATATGTCAAACATCCAAGAGAAGATTGAGCGGAGTTGTGCTGACCGTGTTGAAGCTGGTGCTAAGTTTACCCTTGCGGAGATTTCCGCCTCTTGCTTCTGTACCCTGTATAGGGACTACGCAGACATGGAGAGTGTACGTAAGAGTCAGCGTAAGGCAATGCACGATATTCTCTTCTGGGATAGGAAGATTGCTAAGCGAGTCTACTACGCACTACAACACATAGCTGGTCGTATATATAAGATTACCTCACAGTTTAATATAGGTATAGCAACGATTGCTTCCGCACGTAGCTGTCAGGGGAATGTGGTGTCGTATATCTCTGCGGATAAGTCCGCTGGGTATGTGGATGATATTGTCATCAAGGCTTTCACGAAGATTCAGATGATGTCTCCAAGCATCGATGAGGATGAGGTTATCCTCGGCGTTGGACCTCGTGGTCTAGACGGTGTGTATGTGAACTACTTCCGTCCACGAACAACCATCGTGAACTACGAGGTGTTCTCAAGTGCTATAGCGTCAGAGGCTGTGATGGACAATGCGGTGAAGTACCTCCTTGCAATCACGGATAAGCACCATACCCTCTACGAACAGCTACACGATAAGGTAGGTATCCACCTCGCTCTATCCGATACGCACATCACCTTCGGGATAGACCAAGACTCTATCGCAAGAAACTTCACAAAGGCACTGAACAATATGTTCTACTTCACCAACAGGATGGACAAGGCGTCTATGACTGAGGGTGTCCTGCCTGCGTACGAGATTCATAATAACCCAAGGCTGGCTTCTATGATTATGCAGAAGTCCATCCTTAGCGGTGATAAAATCAAGGAGGGAATGCTGAAGAACCTTTCTATCGACAACCTCTCTTACTATAAGAAGGAAAATGGCATCGACTAGTCTTAGCGACCTCTTCGTAGAACGTTACAGACCCAAGAGCCTAGCAGACGTTCTCCTTGTGGAGCGTCTGCGTAGGTCTCTGGAGAACTACAAGGACGGGAATATCCTCCTCTACTCTCCCCCAGGGATGGGGAAGACCACCGTGGCACGTATCCTCACCGCAGGGACAGATAAGGATGTCCTGCTGATAAACGGCTCGAAAGAGAACGGGGTGGAGACCATACGTAACGAGGTCACCGCTTTCTGCCAGTCCATGAGCTTCACGGGGAACAAGAAGTTCGTGATGATAGAGGAGTGTGATGGTCTGTCGGAGCAGGCATGGAATGCACTAAGGGCTGTCATCGAAGAGAGCCATGAGGTGGTCAGATTCATTGGCACCTGCAACTACATAGAACGTATCCCTGCCCCTATCCGTAGTCGCTTCACCTGCATCAACTTCGCTCCACTAGATGAGGTGGAGAAGAATGAGCTGAGGAGGCTTTACGAAGGTAGGGTGAAGTGGGTTCTGGATAGCCTGGGTGTGGTGGCAGAGAGCGAAACCATAAAGAAGATTGTCGCACGAAACTTCCCAGATATGCGTAGCATCTTCAACGAGGTGGAGTTTCATGTCAATAGTCTAGGGGCGGACAGACACCTGAACGCAGGACTCGCACAGCACGTGACGTGGACGCACCTCTTCGCTGTGGCAATGTCTGGGGATGTCGACCCCGTGAGAAACTATAAGTACACCCTAGTAGAAGAACAGCAGGTGGAGAACGCTATACTAGCCTTCTCTAAGCACTTCCCTGAGTACTTCGTCCAGTATGCAAGGGATAAGAATGAGCTTGCAAAGCTCCCTAATATCATCATCACGATTGCCGATGCACAGAGGGATATACGCACCGTGCCTGATAAAATTATCGCACTGAGTGCTATGATTCTAAAAATTCAATTAACTTTGTGCAGTTAAATCTGATGATTGTATAATGATTCGGAATTTCTAAGTTTAACGAATATAAAGAACAACAATGAAGAAGTTTATCTTACCCCTCGTGGTAATCGCAACCGTCGCACTCGTCGGTTGTAAGGGTGAATCAGACAACAGCACCACTACGGATAGCGTTGTCGTCCTAGGCGTAAACCCAGACTCTGTCCCCAGCCTAGACAGCATGAACATCGCATCCATGGATAGCGCATGTCGTATCGCAGAATTTGAAGAAGACGGAAACGAAGATGGCAAGTAAGAATAGCATTGCTCGCCGAGAGCTCTCCGCTAAGGTAGCGGACCGTGTAGGTATCAGCAAGAGCAAGGCTGAAGAGATTATCACTCTTTTCTTCGAGGAGGTAGAGACCGCTCTCTCCCTCGGTCAGGAAGTGAACATCCCTTCTTTCTTCAAGCTCCAGGTTGTGGGTCGTAAGGCTCGTGAGGTACGTAACCCTGTCTCAGGAGATAAGATGCTCATCCCTGCAAGGAAGTCGGTTAAGGTGAAGGTTTCTAAGAACCTCAACGAGACTGTCAATCCTAAGGATAACCACGAAAAGTCTAAGAAGGCTAAGAAGTAAAAGTATCGGATACCAGTTTGGCTTACAAAGAGAAAGGGCAGAGAGTAATCTCCGCCCTTTTTTGTTATTTTAACTTGAGCTTGTCAATAACCTTCTCTGTCACCACCACAAACTCACAGTCTATCCCTAACGACCTGCTACAGTCCTCGGCGTATTTCTTTGCGTAGTTCCACTTGGCTTGGTTCACGGCATAGGTCTCCGCTACCTTCCTATACCTCAAGAGCTGTGCACGCTTCGCTCCTGCTGGAGGTGGTGTGGGTTGTAAGGTCTGGGAGTAAGGTTTAATCTCTACAAACACCTTCTTTATCCTTCCATCACCCTGTTGCACCTCCATCCAGAAGTCAGGGTAGTAGTTGCTGGTGGCTGTGCGCATAGCATCTTGGAGGTTAAACCGTTGCTTCTCTTTCTCCGCTTTCAGCTTCAGGTCTCGTAGCTTCAACGGGTGGACGTATTTGATAGCGATAGGTTCCGAGCTCCACCTTAATATAGAAGGGTTCACACAACAGTACTTACACCACTTATACTCCCACGACGAGCGGTAGGTGATAAGCTCTGGGTCACCTATATATTTGTGTAGGTACTGAGGGGCAATCCTGAAATACCCCTGCTTGTACCTCGTCTGTCCTTCGGAGAGAGGTTTATGCCAACGCTTGTAGGAAGAAGTGCTCATCCTATCTTAAATACGTCATATCAGTTATTTAGGTATAAAAGTATGCTAGAACAGCTCAGGACAGTCTACCCCAATAGTCCTATATCATCTATTGTGCCTGTCATCACTCACAATAACAAAGAGCTTCAGAACTTCGCCGATAGGCTCTTCAAGGAAGTAGCTGGGAAGCTGGAACTGAAGGTTGGCGTAAGGACCGATGAGGAGGTGGTTGCGAACAAGGGGACGTTCGATACTATTGAGGCACGCACGTTAAATATCTCTGAAACAGGAGCTTTGCACTCACAGCTGGCAGAGTATATCCGTAAGACCCTCCTCGCCTCCACCCTGAACAAGATAGAGGAGATGGAGCAGGTCTACCGTGCCACCATTACGAAGGTGGATAACTTCAACTCCGAGGTGTCAGAGATACGTAGTCTCAGCACAGGAGCCTATAATGAAGTAGAGTCTCTGAAGAGGGCTGTCACGACTCTCAGAACGGAGATGGCAGAGGTCAGGACGGATTTGAAAATCATCAAGGAACTACTAAAGCTGTAAGCAATGTCATACTCAACGAAATATAAAACACCCCTTGTAAAAGACTTCCGACCAGAAGGGGAGACGATGGTTGTCTTCCCTTCTGCTATGGAGGATATAGGTCTGAACCTCAACGAGAGGAAGAATAGGGTGGCACTCACCCATTATGCTTTACTTAACATACCCACAACACAAGGTGGTCGTATAGCAGGAGGAGACCCTCTGCTGGAGAATGTGTTCGATGCGTGTCGTATCCAAGGGTTAAAGAACTCGCTACAGGATAACCAGATGACAGCCTCCCAGCTCCTGTCTGTATCCCTGAGGAACTACGTCCTGAACTTCGAGACAACCCTACGTAATGACCCGTCCTATAATGCCAATACCCTAGAGACAGTTTCGGAGAGGGCGTTCTTCAAATGGCTGAAGGAGACAGGGGCAATAAGGTTTGTGTATAACCCAAAGACAAAGACGTGGACGGAACCTAGCCACAAAGAATATAGGAGGGTGGTGCACTGTATAGGTGAGATAAACGCATTCTCTAATAACAGGTCGGAGTTTGGGATGTACAACGAGACGTATATCTCCTGCCCATCCACATACGGCTCAAACCCTATGCACTTCGTCTCTCGGTTCGACGGGAACTACAAGGCAGGGAAGCAATACAACGCTAGCTCACGAGCTCTGGAGGGGCATGACAACACCCAGACCCAGACAATGAACCTAGAAGCTCTGGGTGACTTCCAGGGGCTAACCCTCATGACAGGGAACTACTACGTCAGTGCCAGTGATGCCAAGTACGACGATAGACCCTTTGATAACCAACCGTACTGGTGGCAGATGACCAAGCCAGACTACGCCAAGGATTCAGGGTGGAAGGTAGCGGACAAGCCCGTCTATATCGTCGATGACGAGGTGGATGTGAAGAAGATGGAGGACTGGGGTAACTACCTCGACGATACCATCAACTACCCAGGACACTCTGGAGCGCAAAAGAAGTTTAAGAGGAGTAGGCTAGATGGTATATCTCTTGTCAAGGACCTTTCTGACCTGAGAAGGATACACGGTGATGAGTCCCTCACCTACGATAGCCTTGCGATGTCAAACGCCATCGACAAGAACCTAGGCACGACGAGTGATAGGAGCTTTGAGTTCAACACAATCCTTATCTACTACACCATATACAATAGCGAAGGGACGGAAGCCCTAGCAACCAACCTATATGGAGTGGTGTTCGTAAATGGAGCGAAGGCAGCGGTGGGGAGCAATACCACCCCACTACCTATCGACCAGCTCACCATGACCATCCCAACCTACAACAAGAGGATGTCATCTCCTAGTTCTATAGGGAATGGGTATTCATTCAAAATCAATGTCAAGACCCTCGACACCATAGACGATACAGGGAGCATCATCCACGACCAGACCACTTCCGCCCATCTCGCTCTGAATGAGTATAGGGATGTGTTCTACTCCCTCTCTAGGTCGATAGAAATCATGGAGGAGAACAATAAGGCTCTGCTTTCTATGAACGATAAGATGCGGGTGGTGCAGGATAACTACAGCTCCCTAGCCCTGAAGATGGATAAGGTGGAGAAGACTCTGGATGACCTGAAGAGAATGAAGTTCTCCGAGGCGCAGAAGCAGGTCCTCGACAAAATCAAGAGTGAGCTAGGAGGAGATGTGTCAGGGCTTGTGGCGGATGTGGCAAGGTTCAACTCAGCCCTATCTAAGATAGAGTCTGACCACGAACAGGTGAAGGAGTTTATCAAGACAACCATGCCTGACATCAAAACAAGGCTGAAGACCCTAGAAGACAAAGTGAAGTAGCACCCAAGACCTATGCTAAGGGATATATACATACGCAACCCTCAAGACCCCAACTACAAAGGGGAAGATATAATAGAGTTCTCGGATGTGTACGAGGAGATTCTCACTCAGGTGAGAGTACTCCTCTCTACACGTAAGGGGGAGGTGATAGGAAACTATAACTTCGGTGTAGGGGTGGAGGACCTAGTGTTCTCTACTAACCTAGACGCCTCAGCCCTAGAGACGGAGATAAACTCACAGATAGCGGTGTATATAGCCCCTGCCTACCCCGACTACCCTATCTCTTGTAAGGTGGGGTTTGGTCACCACGAAGAGGGGTGGGACTACGCTGTCATTGACGTGTATATAAACGGCAAGAAGCAGATAGGCATAGGCGTAGTGTAGAACAAACGAAGAAAAGATATGGCAGAAGAAAAAAATAAAGGGTCCTTCTCCGAGACCGTGACCACCCTCATAGACACCGTGAACGATGCTATGGGAGGACTCACCCTCGTAACGAAGTCCCTAACCTCAGACCAAGATTCTGTAAGCATAGACATCAAGGGCCGTGATGGAAAAACAAAGAAGACCCATACCCTACCTACCTATGGGAAGGTGATA